GTGTAGTAGCAAATGTAGACTCTGATCTAATAGTAGATAAAGAATATTTTACATCTTGAGTAACTACAAGATTTTCTCCGGCTTCAAATGTAGTTTTTTGATTACCGCTCTCACCTTCATCATTTTCACTACCAGTAGAATACTTTACATATAAAGTTGCATTGCCTCTTTCGGAAGTGTTTGCCGTAACGTAATTTACGACTTTTGCCTTAACGCCACTGATTTGACCTTTGATTGTTTGACCAATCAAAGCATCCAAATAAATTTCTACTGGAACTCCCAGGTGGTTTGCATCAATCTGGACATAAAAATAGTCTGGATCATATGCAATTTGACCAGGAATTACAACTGATCCTTCTTTAAAGAAGTGTTTACCAAACTGTTCTACCTGATCTTGTAGAATTGACTGTAGGGTAGTAAGTTCTCTTGCCTGAATAGGAGTTCCTGGCTTGAATAAAACCCTCTGATAACTATTTGACGCATCAAAATCGTCAAAGTATGGAGAAGCGTTTAGATTGATATTCTGTGCCATGTTGATTTAGAACTCCAGTACAACTTTGATATCTTCTTTTTGGCTAGCGGATCTGGGGATTGGGACCCTGTTATCTATGTAGATTAATTCACCAGACTTTTTATTAAATTCTGCAGATCCAATACCAGCTACAAAGTCTAGACCTAATTGGTATATCTTATTATTTATTGAGGTAGTGATACCCTGGAATGCAGTATCAATTGATAGAGCTGGTCCTATAATAGAACTGCAATTAATAGTTACTCCATAACCAGTATCAGGAGATGATGTAAATGGAATGATTTTAAATCCAGATTCACTAGATGCAAGACCAGTTGGTTGATAGTACTTGAGTACTCCCGTTGTCTTGTCCCAAGAAGCAACAAATCCAACAGCAGTAGATCCAACACCAACAGTTTGTTTAATAACGGAGTCAACAGCATATGTTGTTGCTGTGGTCACACCAGAAAGTTTGAGAGCTCCCAAACCACTAACCATATTTTGACTTAATATTTCTGTTCTACTATTTGGAATGGTTGGGTTTTTCAAAATACCAACCCTAGCAAAGTCATTACCAAGAATAATATCTGGATTTGTTTCAATAGTTTCGTACCTAGAAAAAAGTAAAACTCGATATGCACCCAATTCCCTATAGACATCATATCCATGTCCACCTTTTGGTGGCATGATCACTTTGAAAGAAGCATATGAAGTAGTTCCTATACCTGTATTAGCTAAGTTTGCCAATGATTCACCAGATTGCGTCTCTGGCGCGCCTGGATAGAATTGAATAGTTCCATAGGTATAATCCTTACCACCATCCGTTACAAATACCTCAGATACCTTACCGAAGGAATCAATGGTGATTGTTGCTTTACCTCCAGTACCATCACCCAAAATAGGTACGTTTGAGAAAGAAGTAGAAATAGGTTGATAATTAGAACCCCTGTTATCAATAAGAATTGTTTCTACTTTACCATCAACCGCATTATTTTTAGTTGAAGCGGTTTCTCCTGCAATGCCCCAACTTTCGGGAACTGGAATATATTCAATAGAATCAAATTTCACAATTTCAGATGGTTTAATTGTGAAAAGATATTTCCAAATATATCCATCACCAGAAGTTCCTGCAGCTCTTGGTTCTAAGTCAATAAAATCTGGTTGATCATATGATGGTTTTCCAGTTGGGTTTTCTGGATCCGTACCATTTTGCAAACAAATATAAACTCTTAAATCATCATTGATTACATAATAATTTGATTGATATAGAGATGTCGCTTCATTAACTGGAGTTCTATTATAGACACTATAGTCGTGTCTATACATTTCATATGTTGTACCCGAAACCCACTCAACCTTTCTTACAAGTCTTCTTACGTCTTGAGACGTAATTTGTTTCATTGCAATAATTGATTGTTTAATTTCGTTTTCTTCTTTAAAACCATCTAAAGGAGATGGAGTATTAGTTGCCCAATCTGATGTGCCACCTGCCTGCGGTTCCAAGGCATTGGGCATACCAATGAACGTATAATACTTATCAGTAGTACTCGCAGCGCCGGTAATGTTCTTTACGAAATTCTCGGCGTTAAGAATCCTAAATTGATCCGATATAATTGCAGGCATTTTAGAACAAACAGGGGGTTTCCTTCTTAGTATTTATTGATTTAAATTGACCTAGTTCTGTAAATGAATGGGGCGGTGCCCAATCCAACAATTCCTTGGTCTCGATTAACGGTAAATGTTTGAGGTTTTCCTAAAACTCTATTTCTAAAGTCGTAAATTTTACCCCAAGAATAATGTCCGTAGAATCCATTAGTGTTGACTCCACTAACGTCAGCACCTCTCTGATAAACTTGAATTGAATCACCAGCAACCGAAGAATCGTTCGCTTGGAAGTTACAAGTTACGGTAACAATACCTGCTTGAGCAGTAGTTACCTGTTCAACTCGATAGACACCATCAATAAATTCTTGTTCGGTACGCATGATACCGACAACAGAATCTGGATAATTGGCCATACCATTCAATCCATCCAAGGTAGTGATTCCAACTAGTGTACGTCCAATTGCAACATTACTATTTTGAATTACGAAATAATCACCCTTAGAAAGTTGCGAGTAAGATACACCAAAAGTATTCAGTGAAGAATAACCAATTCCAAGAGCGGTGTTGTCATACGTCTCAGATTTCAGTATAAACTCAATCTTAGGTGACGTGGTTCCAATTCCAGGAGTGCCGGCGGGGAACGTTGTGACACCAATGATTGCGCCAAAATCACCAACGGCCTTAATAGAATCAATCTGTTCTTTCTTGATGATAGGACTTTCAATCAATACTGCTGGTGGATTATCTTGTGAATAACCAAAACCACCATTAGTGATAGTAATTGAAGTAACAACACCAGCAGTTTGAGATGTTTGAGCAGTTGCTCTATTGAATACTTGGTCGGAAACTACAATTGTAGAAGCAGAACCAACTACAACATATCTACCATCAACTCCATAATCACCAGAGAACAATAGACTCTTAGGAGTTGCAGATCCTACTTCGGAGACTGGTCTTTCAATCCATGTTTCGAGGTCGAAAGAATAATAAATCTTACCGTTATCATCAATAGCTACATAGATGTTTTCAAGTTCAATGGTTACGAAATTAACAGATACATTAGTTGTCACCTTGCTCAGTCCCGCAAGAGAAGTTCCAGTAATAATAGTTCCACTGGAACCACAAATAACGTAAACTCCATTTCTATAAATTACTTTATTCAAGTTCTGACCCGCGACACCTGGAACACTCGTAGAAGTCCAGATTTGTCCATTTGGTGATGTCAAGATAGTGCTGTTATTTCCAACAGCGATGAATCCAGAGGGACTTCCAGCAACACTATTAATACTCTGAGTGGTATTGGAAGTTACACTAGTGAATGTAGTAGTTCCAATTCCAGAACCTTTGAAAATAGATCCAGCAGTTCCAACTATAGACCAGACATCAAGATTGGGGTTGTAAACGATATCTTTAAGTTGTTGTCCATTTTCACCATAAGTACTATCTACAGTGTTAGTTTGTCCAGTCGCTGGTTCCAATCTATCTTCTCTAAGAGTTAGTTGAGTCCAAGTTGAATCAATGGTCTGACCATAACCAATACTCTTAGTTACATATCCATATTCACCAACAGTAATATAAACGTTGGTTCCACCAACTGCAACAGAATTGAATACAATTGTGTTTCCAAATCCAACGGTATTATCGAACCAAACATCAGATCCTGCACTAAATGCATATCTAGAACTACTTCCAACTGCAATGGATACATTACCTTTTTCAACATCGTTAAATGTGTATATGTCGCTAGACAGTCCAGATGTTGTCTTCCAATCATTGATTGGATCTTTAGATCCAATAGCACTAGAAGAAATATTGATAACGGGATTATTTGTAAATGCATAACCAACGCCGCCATCAGAAAGAACAATGGAGGAAATAGTTGATGCAGAAGAAACAACCGCAGTTGCAATTGCAACTTGTGTGGTCCTTTCATCCACAATAACTACATGTCTATCATCTTCACTAATGGTATCCAGTTCACTAAAGATTGGGAAAGCGTTATCAACATATACCTCGGTATCACCGAGATTCACGTTATTAATATCTCTAGCATTTGGAATAACTTTTCCAGATAGTCCTGGTCTTGATTTAGGAATAATGGAACCATTAATAACTCTATCAAATTCCTGTTTTCTCCAGGTC